GACGTACAACAACATCAAGTCGGAGTGCGCATTCAAGCTGGCGGAGCTCATCAACAAGCGCCAGATCCACATCATCTGCTCTCCCGAAGTTCAGGAGAAAATCAAGCAGGAGATGACGGTACTCAAGTCCAAGAACACGAACTCCGCTGAGCAGAAACGGGAGCTCATTTCCAAGGACACCATGAAGCAGCTCCTCGGCAGGTCCCCGGACTTCCTGGACATGCTCATCATGCGAATGATATTTGAGATCAAGCCGAAGGCGACTGGCATGAAGTCCGCCAAAATCATAATCCCCGCAAAACGATGATACTGGACATCATAACCCTCATCCGCAACATGGTCAAGATGGTCAATCCTCTGGCCGTTTTTGAGTGTGACCAGGCTCGAATGCTGAACGTCAAAGTGGACACGATGGAGAGATTCGTGACAGACTCGGACGGCAATCGGACCTCGTCCGACTTCGTCTATGTTGAGGAGCCCACCACTGGCTACTATGATATCCCTTACAGAGGGCACCAGAAGCAAAGGACCATCATGCAGATATACTTCTGCAAGTTCGAGCCTATGGCCAACGATGCCTACAAAGGTGATACGAAGTTCAGCCAGAACTCGCCCACCATCGGACGACTGGAGTTGAAGAGCCAAATCGAGGAGCAGATGGTTCGGCCATTCTTGTATCTCTTGAAGACTTCGGAATTAGGACTCAGGCATCCGGAAATATTCAACACCATTAGAATTATGTACCCGTCTCCTCGGTTCGACGCCAACGAGGTCAGCGTAGGACTGGAGCTAACAGTAACGCAAGAATGGTGTCTAGATGCGTATAAGCCCATTCCCCCTGTTCCACCCGAGCCTAAACCTGTCAGACTGGTAGACATCATCCATGAAGGGTTTAACATGCGGGGGATTACGATAACCTTTGAAAATACTGAATCAAAACCCGTTGACAGGTCTGTAGGCACCGAATCCATATTCACTAACACTGTTCCGGTTAACCTGATCATGGCATTATACTTATATGGGACCATATCGTGTGGAAGGCCCACAACCCCAGCATATTCAGGGGGAGAATGGAAGCTCAAAGAGTATACATTCCCGGACACAGAAGACTTAATTGTAACTAAAATCAATGTGAACCCGGAGGGGGAATTCCCCAACGTTTGGACCTTCCGAGATATTTACACAATGGTATGATACAGCGAATCGACATACAAGGCGGTCAGATGACGTTCGGCCAACGCATAGAGCTTGGCCGGATCATCACTGACAAGGAGATGACCGACATCGACAAGATGAAAGAAGGCATGCAATGTCTTGGCGTCAAATGGAGTCTGAGGAACACCTCAGAAATTGTCGAGTATTGGTATGAGGTCCTCATGGGCATTAAATACTGGATCGAGCGAGAACAGGCTGAGCTCAAGTACGAGCCCAGTGCCGAGGAAAAGGCAGCCGGCATTGCCCAATTCTCTCTGGTGGTTGGGGAGATGGCCACCATCACTGCACTGGCCAAGGACTACTCGAAGGACCCGGACGAGATCCTGGAGTGGAAATACGGAAAGGTATACAACCTCCTTTTCACCAACTTGCAGAGCCACCTCTTCCGTGAGCGACTGAACAAGGAACTGGAGCGTAAGGCTCAACAGAAAGCCAATGCTCGCAAACCCAGAAACAAATGGCGGTAGAACTGGAACAGATATTGGCTGAGGGGCTCACCCAGATGAGGAGTGAGATTATCCGGGCATCACAGGACGCCGGGCAGGAAGCTTCGGGCAGAACTTATGCTCAGATAACAGTGCAGACGGGACGAGAAGGTGAAACAGTTTGGGGAACGATCGAAGCTCCAAACTACTTCTACACTCTCATACGAGGCCGAGGCCCTGGAAAGATCCCCGCCAATCTGGGGCAGATAATCATGGAGTGGGCAAAGCTCAAAGGCATCACATTCTCGGACCCAAAGGATCTGGTCCGATTCGGAAATGCCACTGCATGGAAGATAAAACGAGAGGGCTCACAGCTTTACCGCAATCACATCTACGTTGACTTGGTCGACACTCCAGCTGACAACTTCGAGGAGTACCTGACTCAGCATCTGGACAAGACAATGGAGGTCCTCATTGAAGAGGCATTCACTCCTGACAACAATATGGACCACGGATATATAATATAACGCGATATGGCAATCACTAATCAACCGGCTGAGGAATCTTTATACTCAGCATATTCGCAAATACCAGTTGAGACTGACGACTCAACATCCGGGCTTGAGATCAAGACTCAGAACTTCGATGAGGACAATATGATCTCGTTGAACATTATAGACAATAAGAGGGTCGAAGTAATTGATAACAGTGGAGGTAGTAGTAACAACTATTTTGCGAGGTTTATTATCCGTAGAAGGGTGATACCCGGGGAATGGTATGCTTTTAGGGCTTCTTACGGGGCTGGAGTGGGTGCCACTTCACTCACCGCTGGTTTGTACCAAGCAACCAATTCGGGTGATCCTACCGCTGGGATTGCTAATACAAAGATGTCACTTGGTGCCAACATGACGTGGAGGGCTCAGGTACCGACCAATATTACCGTAAGTTCCCCCTGCGTTATACTTGTCATTTTTGCAGGTATTGAAGGAGCAACAGCTGGAGTGAAAGTTACACTGAACAACATGTCTTTGGCATACGGCCAGAACTTTGTCGGCTATAACCCCAGTCCAGTTAAAGCAGCGAACTCACTAACTGAAAGCATCGACATCTACAGAGACTCGGGATTCGGGACGACGAAGAAATACGACCTCAGTTTCTTGGCTAAAGCTGGATTCCGGGATCTTAACAGGACATACCCATATGTTAACTCGCGCATAGGTTTTGGCATTGACTACAACCTCATATCAGCATACGCATTCAGAGGCATCGGCGAACGAAACTTCAATGTCCGGTATGCCTCCCGGGGAGTTGGTCTCCGAGGCTACAGCGCTAACTTCTCCGAAAGCCCCGTAGGATTTGTGTTGACGGACCGGGTTCCTGACGGGGACGGACAACTATATGTTAAGAAGTATTTTGGATACCCTAACTTCCTAACCCTGTTTGCTAAGGGATCGAGATCAGTAAACATGCAATCAGCCATGGAAGTGAATGTTATGTATACGGGGAACACATCCTTCGAGAAAGCGGAGATCTCCCCCAGGATTAACATCCCGTTTGTCCTTGAGTTCGATGAGGAATTGTCAGATGGAGCTGACTATGTCATTGTCCGGAATAGAAATTTGCCCTTAAACTCTGACAAATGGCACATACATTACGTTGATGCCGAAGTTCCTTGCAACCCCTTCTATGTCCGCTGGATAAACCAGAAAGGCGGATGGGACACGTACATGTTTGAGCAGAACAAGAAGTATACGCAGGAGGTTGACCGGGGAGACCAATACGTATTAGCGAATTCCAGAGACACCTATGCCTCACAGACGAGAGGCGAGTTAGCTCCGGAGTTTAAGAACATAGTTCAAGCCGGAGCAGAACAGCTTGATGAGAACGACTTCAACTTGCTCAAAGGAATTGCTCTCTCGCCTTTGGTCCAGGTTTACAACTATCAAATTGGAGCATGGCAACGAGTCCTCGTAGATGATACTGATCTGACTTGGGACACTAAGGCCCCACGGAACACTGTTAGCTACGAGTTCCAGCTTATTGACGAACAAACTCAGTGGTAATATGAACTACGAACTACTCATGAAAGGCATTGACGGCGAGGTCTGGTCACTGGACCTCCCGCTGGATGCTCCTGCGATGAATTACCAGATCAACAATCTGGCGGAGCTGAAGGACAGGAATGCCTCGTACTCCCAGCGTATCAGTCTGCCCAGGACGACCCATAACGAGCAAGCATTCCAATTCAGTTTTGTAGTTGGCTCAGGTTCGAATGTGCCATACATGAAGTTTCCTTGCCAACTATTCTATGAAGGAGCACTCATATCCCCGGCTGGAGCAGTATTGAACATCGTAGACGTATCAGATACGTCGATCGGGGTCCAGATCCTCGGGGCAACCTCTGACCTGTTCGATACACTAAACAACACTGACGCGAAGGATCCCGGAACTGGCATGTTCCTCCTCAAGTGGTACACGGACACAATGGGACAGGCCGAGCGATACCTCTCCGGCCCCGAGGAATCTAAAGTCCTGTATTTTTGGCTATATGCAACTCTCCAGAAGAACCCGTACATGCCCCCGATCTTCATGGAGGCAATCAGGCAAGTCCAGGAGTTGGACAAGTTCTATCCCCATCTTAACTGGTATGACCTCGTAACGTGGATCTTCGATCGAGCAGGCTACAGGCTCGAGACTGACGTGGATTCAGTTGACCGGAGTGAAATGTTTTTGCCTTGCACTTACCCCGTTTTGGCAGACAACCCCAATGCTCCGAAAGCATCCGGGACTGGCTGGATCCAGGATCCCCCGATTGGCACTATAGTCGGAGTGATGTGGCAAGGATACCCGGGAGTAACTCTCAGTGACCCGGTCGCTGGACGCTTGTTGATGGGCACCGTATCCGGAACATTCAGCTGGATGACTTTGTGGGACACGACCATCACGTTCAGTTTCTCATGGTCCAATATTTCTGCCATCCGGAATGGTTCTGTGGCAGTCCAAGTTACCCATTACAAGAACGACGGGACCAGTGCTATAGTGTTGACCAGATCCTGGTCGTCCGGATCTTCCGGCAGCGCTTCGGTCGACATCCCGATGGAGGCAGGAGAGCACATCCTGGTGTCCGGATCTCTCGCCACAGTCAATCCCTCTGCCAATCAGTATGACATGAGGTTCCCGGTCAGCATTACTGCTCCTCCCGTGCCGGAAATTTCGCCGGGGGATAAGCCCCAGCCCGGGCTAACCTATGACCTCCTGGCCTCGACTGGATTTAAGAGCTTGGGAGACATAGTCAAAGCTTTCTTCCAGCTGTTCGGGCTAACCATCGACGTGAATTCCGCCACCAAAGTAGCAAGAGCATACTCGGTTCAGGAGTTCTACAACAGACGAAGCTCGTCCGGGAAGAATTGGTCTGACAAGCTGATAAAAGGTAAGGACACAAAACTTACCTTCCAGTTATCCAGCTATGCCCAGTCCAACGAGATAAAGCTGGAGGACAACAAGGACAACAATGTTACTGACTCGTACAAGTTCAGCATCCCGGACGTCAACCTCCAGCCCACTAAACTCCTGTTCCAAATTGGGTTCTTGGCAGGACTCAACCAAACCCTCTATGATGCGGGCAGTACGCAAAGGTTACACACACTTGCTAACTATCCTATATGGACTATCAATAGAGACCGGATGGAGAACGGGGAAATGACCGAGACGACTTGGGAGTACAATGCTCTCAGTAAGCCGATGGTCGTCCACATCAATAAGTCTGACTATATGTGGCCCCAGGTAAGTGTAGGCTACACTCTTACCCGAGTACGACTATACCCGGCACGTTTCAAAAGTTTGAATTACTACGTTCCTAAATACTACGGCAAGCTCATCGACAATATACTCAAAAGACCGAAGATCCTACAGACCCAAATCCTTTTGGATTCACTCGACATCCAAAGTCTGGATCTGTTCAACCCTATATGGCTGGAAGAGCATGGGTTCTGGTTCTACGTCTCGAAGATAAACAATTTCCAAGCTGGAAAGATAACCAAAGTGGACCTAATACGCATGTAATATGGCCGAAGAACAGAAAAGTACAATCTACAATGTCCGGGTAACAGCTGAGGATGCCCTCAAGACGTTAGCCGAATTGAAACTCCGGTCCCAGGAGTTGAGGGATCAACAGAAGGCTCTGGGCAAAGTGACCGAGGAGAATGCTCAAGAATACTATGCGCTTGACAACCAGATCAAGGCAATCAACAGCGAGGCGAACAAGTACCAGAAGCAAATCCAGAACAATATTAAGCTCCAGAACCAACAGGAGGCAAGTTTAGCAAAACTTAGAACCCAGCTGGCTTTGGACAATGCCGAGTTTGCAGAGCTGGGCAACTCAATGAAGGACGCGGCTCGTAAAGCCGAGCTCGGCAAGCGCATTGCAGAAACCACCGAGGAGCTCAAAGCTCAGGAGGAGGCACTCGGGGACTATCGCCGGTCAGTTGGTAACTACGAGAAGGCAACGGATAACCTGAAACAGGAGCTCAACGACTTGACCGACACTCTGATCCGAATGGCTCAAGCTGGGGACACGAGTTCAGCATCCTTCAAGGAGATGGTCAAACGAGCTGGGGAGCTCAAGGCGGCAGAGGACACGGTCAATACAGCCATCGACCAGACTGGACGAGGAATCGACACACTGGTCGCTGTCACGGATGCAACTTCGGCAATCACTTCCGTCTACGGTTTATGGACCACAGCCACTCAGGTACTGGGGAGCGAGAACGAGGAGCTCAATGCTATCATGACGAAGATGATAACCATCATCACGGCTCTTTTCTCTTTGTCTTCTCTCCAAGCAGCTCTCTCCAAGACCGAAGCCACTTATCGAGCTGCATCTAACTTGGTTCAGCTGGTTGGCATCAACCAGACTCTCGCCGAGACGAAAGCGATAGCTGCTAAGAACGCCGTCCAGGGAACTGGCAACATCCTCACCAAAGCAGCAGCAGCTGCCACATGGCTTTGGAACGCGGCTTTGGCTGCCAATCCCGTTGTATTGGTGGCAGCGGCAGTGGGCGGATTGATGGCTGGAGTGGTTGCTCTTACGAACGCATTTAACAGTAATACGGAAACTCAGGAGAGAGCAACTCGGGCAATGGAGGCATACAATCGAGCTGCCGAAGCCTCTACGTATGTACTGGATCAGATCGAGACCAAGCGGAACACTCTGTCCAAAGCCGAGGAGATCCGGGGCAAACGGGAGATCGAGAACCTCAAAGCCAATCATGCCACGTCGGAACAGATCGCCGAAGCTCAGCTTAAAACAGCCAACAAGCTCCGCGAGATTGAAATGAATGCAGCTCGTCAAAGACAGATGGCTGCAATGGACGAGTTCGACTCCTTGAAGAAGGTGATTGCAGCCAAGGAGGAGGAGCTCAACACGTGGTCAGGAAGCTTGAACAAATACAAGGAGGCCAAAAAGGAACTCGACGACTTGAAAGGTCGATACCAAGAACTGTTCCGGACAATCGAGAATGAAGGAGCTGCAGTTGCCAATTTGGCTCTTGAGACTGCAATAGCCAACCGGGAGGCTCAGCAGGCCATTGCCGATAAGGCTCTGGAGGTTGCTTTGAAGAACTCGAAAGCCATGCAGAAAATCCGGGAAGACGATCTCAGGTTTCAAACAACATTCCAGTCTACGAGCATCGCCATACGGATGGAGTATGAAAGGAAACTCTACAAGGCAGCTCAGGATGGAGCCCGGGAGCGTCTCGCTCTTCAAAAAGCTCACGGCAAAATCACTAACAAGGAGTATCAGACGGCTCTGAATGCCATGGCTCGGTCCGACAAGCAGTTCTACGAGAACCAAGCCAAACAGCTTAATGACTACCTTGCTGGGGTGAGAGCCAACATATTGGCTGTAGCCTCCGGAGGCACAGTCGACATGCAGATTGCCCAGGTTACTCAGAAGTACCAGGATGCCATGAAGGAGCTGGCCAACATTCAGCCTCCCCAGTTCGTGAGGGGTATGAGCGAGGAGGAATACCAGAAAGAGTATGCCGCTTATGAGCAGTTCCTGGTCAACAGAGCCGAACTCGAGAAACAGATTCAGCAGAACCTCCAGGATGAAATCAAAAAGATCCGCGAGGACGCTACCAAACAGCAACTTGACCGGTTCAACCAAGTTCTCGACGAACAGTATGCCGAAGATCTCTCAAAGGCAGCGGACAACGAGAGAAAGAAGCTGGAGCTCGAGAATGAGATGCTCCAGAAACAAATCGAAGCCAGGAAAGCTGCCGGGGAGAAAACCTATGAGCAGGAAGCCCAGCTCCGAGCCAACAATCTTCGTCTCCAGCAAATGGACCTCGACAAGGAACTCGCTCAAGCTGAGTTAAATCACAAGTCCAAGTATGAGATCCGGAAAAGGTATCTGGAGGCCGAGTTGGCAGCAGCTCAAGGAAACGAGGACGCCATTGCTCAGATCCAACTCGAGATGGCCGAGAACGAGGAGTCTTTATGGGAGGAGCGAATCGAGAAGCTCCAGGAGTATGCCGGAATAGCATCTAGCTTCGCCACTGCTTTCAACGATTTGGCCAGTGCTCTCGGGGAGCGTCGGGCTCAGGAGGTAGAAGAACAATACAGCCGGGAGGAGCAGGCATTGGCAAACATGTACGCTAATGGTCAAATCACGGAGGCCCAGTACAACGAGAAGAAAATCAAGATGGAGAAACAGAAGGAGAAGGAGTTGGCCAAAATCGAACGGGAACAAGCTATCCGGGAGAGGGCAATGGGATCCTTCGAGATTGGCATCAATACTGCCATCTCCATCATGGCATCGGCTAAAATGGGATTCCCTTTGGCTATCCCGTTCATTGCAGCAGCTGCGGCTTTGGGAGCAGTTCAGATGGCAGCTCTTTGGGCAGCTCCTCTGCCGAAAGCCGCAAGAGGTAAATACATTGAGGGACCCAGTCATGCCGCTGGAGGAGTGCACATTGAGGCCGAAGGAGGAGAGACCATCATTAATAAGAAGTCGAGTCGACTGTTCCTCCCTCTCCTGTCAGCCATAAACGAACTCGGTGGCGGAGTACCGTTCACTAAAGTTGGGTCGGACGGGGGATATGCTATCCGATCATTCGCTGAGGCGTCGGAGCCCATTAATCGGCTTGACATGGAGAGGGCAATTCAAAAAGCATTCGGCCAGGTGAGAGTGATTGCTACAATCGAAGATATTCGGAGGGAAGATGCTAACTACGTGCAGATTCAGGACCGGGCTAATTTTTAAATAGTCCAGCAC